AAAGAATCAGGTGAATTACAACGGAGACAAATGAGATAAGACCTTATTTAAAGGTCTCATCCCATCCAGAATCGTTCATCTCCTTGTTGGTGATATTCCCATACCATCCATAGAGAGATAGTCGTTTATTTCGGAGATATTCAAGTTCTTCTTGTCTCCACTCTTCCCATAGGTCTTTTGTCTTACTCATATTAGAAGAAGATTGAGAAGCAGACAACTGCGATGATGATTGATGAGATGAGTTTTACTACTGCTTCAAACTCATTGATTTCGGGGTTGTTGTTTGTGTTTTCCATAGTGTTTATTGTGTTTGTTTGTTGTTGTAAAGATAGTGAATTAAAGGTTCTCTTCCAAATAATCGTTGAAGTTTTGTAGAATATAATAGAGAGGGTCTTCAAATGTCTCTGTGAGATACTGATGGAGTTTATCAATATCTTTGATTTTACCATTCTCTTCCATCCATTCAATTGCTCCTTCAGAAAAGTCAAGGTCAAGGAAATCTACGATAGGGTCTGTGTTTGTGTTTTTCATAGTGTAAAGATAGTGAATTAGGTTCAAATATCCAAAATAATTTCAAGAGTATTGTAGTTTTCGTTATACCAGTAAAAGTTCTTTTGTCTTTGGTCTGTGATTGGATTACCTGTGATTGGGTTGATTACACCACCATCAACAAAATTGTCTTTACTGATAAAATCAGCCAATTTGATTTGTTGTTCCAAAGTAGTATATGGATGAATGTAAAGAATATCGTCAAAAAGAAATCTTTGGTTTGGGGTGAGAGTTGCGAGTTGTTCTTCCATAGTGTTTATTGTGTTTGTTTGTTTGTCAAAGATAGTGAATTGGGTTGGTTCTCACAAATTATTACCAATAAACTGACAGATTATTTTTTGTTTTGATGGCTTCTTCTTTGGTGAAACCTCCAAGTGTGGAGAAGGTCAAATCTCCGTATTCGTCCCATACACGGACAAAGTAAGTATCACGAATTACACCTCCACCAAAGTCGTAGTTTTTGATTTTCTTAATTGTCTTTTTCATAGTGTTTATTGTTATTGTGTTTGTTTGTTTTACGAATATACTGCGAGTTTTCTAAACTACCAAATTATTTGAAAGGAATAATTGTGATTAAACCTTCATCATCAAAGTCAATATCACAACCTTTCATAAAGACGCTCAATTGTCCGTCTTCAACAACGAGTTCAAAACCTGCTTGTGATAAGATATTGTAAGCCTTTGAGAATTGGATTTCTTGTTGTGTAATTGTGTTGTTGTTTTCCATACCCCAAAGATAAGCCCTTTTCTTTAACCACCAAAAAAAACCCCCACTTTTTTTAAGAGCGGGGGTGAAAAAAAGTATTTACACGGGAGGTTCTATTAAAAACCTTATGATAAATATCAAAGTTTTTCTTTAGAATCAGGTTTGTTGAAGAACTTTTTAATTTTATTATTTATTTCTATGTCTCCTTCGTTTTTATATACTATCTTAATAATAGTATAAATAATTGAAACAATCATTAGTAATATCTTCAACAACGATTCAATTTCAACAAATGATAGTGTCATAACACCAGCATTTATTAACATAACTTTGTCCCAAATTATTTGTTTCATAAACATAAATATCATCAAATAATATCTACACCATACTTATCTTTGACAAGTGATATGAACTGTTCGTGGATATTATCATCAGATGGGTCTAAACCTATGCTAATCAACAAACTATCTGCTTTTTCTATTTCCCAATCAGTTAATTTTGTTGGAGTTGTTGTCCTATTTTTTCTACATACCTTACAGATGTATGCCACATTGAATGGTGGTTTTGAATTATCTTGGTGAAAGTGGTCACTCGTCATATACTCATCACAAGTGGAACAACGATATAACCACTCACCTTCACCACTCATCACTCTTCTATTAACTCTTTTTTTTCCCACGAATAATCAGTTCTTCAATGTAATAATCATCTTTATTCTCAAGAATGAATTTAAGGACATCTGGGACACCATTATCAGTTATGCGGATATAGATGTCATCCTTCATCAAATCTTCCAAACTACCCCATCTCTGTCCGTTTCTAATACGGTTTATCTGTTGTCTTGATACACCATATATATCAGACAGTTGTCCATCATCCAAATCGGTTGAGATAATCAACTTTTTAATTTGGACTACTTCCTCCAATGTTAGTTTCGCTTTTTTAACAGAATTGTTTAATCTTTTTGAATCGGTCATTTTTTGTAATTTTTATATTTAGTTATGTGAATACCACAATATAAATATATAATAAATAAAAACTTTTATCAAGTGTTGATTAAAAAAACATATTTATTTATATTTATTGGTATAAACTATTAAACAAAAACAAAATGTTAAAAAACAAAGCGATGTATATGAGCGGAGAAACCGCATTAAGGTTTAAGACCTACTGTAAGAATAACGGACTAATGATGGGATTCGTTATTGACAAGATTGTAAATGAATGGTTAAACGAACAAGAAGAGGAATAATGTTAAAGAAACTATTAAGTCAATCGTCCTATTGGGTAGTCAATAAGGAATTAACTATGGAACTTGGTATTGAAGCAAGTTTGTTATTAACACATCTTATAGATTGTGCTGATATGTTAGACCAACCATTCTATCAACAGAAAGAAAGGATAATGAAAAGTGTTGGTATTACAGACCACTCTTGGAGAAAGAGTATGAAGATACTACAAGATAAAAAAATCTTGATAGTAGAAAAAAAGGGTAATCCTGCCAAGAATTACTATACTATCGTTGAGGATAGATTGTTAGATATATTCAATAATCGCCCGACTAGTGATGTTGAAATCAACACGACTAGTGATGTTGAAATCAACAGCACAAAGAAAGTAATAAATAAAGTAAAAACAACAACGAGTGAGGTGGAAGGTGGGGGAACTCCTAAAGAGTTCCCAACCACCAATTCCACCATCACTCACGATGAAGGAGGTTGGGAGAAGTTGGTAAGAATATATCCAAAGGATAAAATGGGAGATGAAATATCAGCAATATCTAAATGGAATGTATTAACTCAAGAGGATAAGCAGAAAGTGTTTAGACACCTCAAGGTTTATATTAAGAATACAGAACACCAATTTATCAAACAGATAGGTAATTACTTCAGGGAAGAGCCTTGGACTAAAATGAAGGAAAAAAGAAATAAATACGAAGGACTACAAGTTATAGATGGAAAAACAAAATCCAAAGAAACTTTGGAGAATGAAGATTTTTTGCGTAGTATTGGAGCATTAAAATAAAAAGTAAAAATTATGGACGAATTAAACAGAGTATTAGAAACTAATGTAATCACACCAAAGTTGATTATAGATGAAGAGACATCATTCAATCCAAAATGTATTAGAAATTACATAGATGAAGATAATAACCATTATTTGATTGGAGATTTAATATCGGTAATAATTCCAAAGAGTGAATGGAAAACATTTCTCAACGAATTATATACCATATATTACAAAGGAAGTATCGTAGGTGATAAGGTTGAGGTGAGAGAAAAACTTAATCCATTAGAGATGACCTCAACGATGTTATATCAAATGGCATATAAACATCACGCAAATGATTTTGCTGATTTATCAAAAAAGTTTCTTGATGTTAGAAATCTAAAGAATAAAATGAATTGGGGAATGATTATCAATAAAAGATAATCTTAAAGTTTGACTTAAAATATAAAATTACTTATATTTATATTAAGAATACAACGGTGTTCCATAGTAGTATTTAGTTATTTATTTTAAACCCACCCCCCACCATTTCTTAATTTGTGTTATATCGGTTTTTTCATACATAACAGGGGGGTGGGTTTTTTCATTATCATATATTTATTAATATGGAAAAGATATTAAAAGATTATTTCACATACAACGAGGAAGAGAAAGAAAGAATACTCAATGAAGTATTTGATGGGTTAATAGAAAAATCAAAACATCTATCAGAAGAACTTGGATGTGATGTATTAGGATTTTACAAACAGAATTATCATAATCTAAAAGAAGAAGCATTATCAAATGAAAATTATGAGATGTGTGAAGTAATAGATAAACTATTAAATTTAATTGACAAACATGCCAATACCAAAAAGACAACCGAGTGAAACCAAAGATAAGTTCATAGAACGATGTATGGGTGACTCAAAGATGGTAAGTGAATTCCCTGATAATCGTAGGCGTTATGCTGTTTGTATATCTCAATCAAAGAAGTAATGGGAGGATGTGGATGTAAAAACAACTTCTTAAGAAGAGCAAAGGTTATACTCAACAGAAGAAAGTGGGAAGACCTTAACGATATAGAACAAGGTCAAATAACCGCATTTTATCACGACCAGTTTAGACAATATGGAAGTGATGAAGAAATAATAAGATGGTTAAAACAAAAGTAAGATGACAGAACAAATTAAATCATTAGTAAGACACCTCCTAACAGCAGTGGGGATATTATTAACTCTATTGGGGGTGGATAAACTTATACCAGTGATAGAATACCTTCAGACCAATTTGGATGGAGTATTCGCAGCAATAACAACCCTTGTGGGTGTCGTTGTCACAATCATTGGTTTCTTTAGAAACAAAGACAGATGGGAGAAAAGAAAAGAGGGAGACCAAGAATAAGAATAGAAGATTTGGTAAAGAGAGGTATATGGTCTGAAAACTGGAAAGAGGAGATTTATGAGTTGGGGAAACAAGGAAAACAACATACTCATTTGATGGAGCATTTTGACCTATCCAGAGATACATTCTACGCTTTAATCCAAAGAGATAAAGATTTCTCCGATGCCGTCAAGAAGGCACAGAACTATGCACAGAATTATTGGTTAAAATTTATGGAAGAATCATTCATAAATGGAAAGTCAAAAGATATTAATTCTAACCTATGGAGTTTGGTTATGAGAAACAAATTCAAGGAGGATTGGAGTGACCGAAAGGAGATGGATGTGACGACACAAGGTGATAAGATAAAGAATGATAATGACATCATAGTTAAAGTCATACCCCCCAAAGATATAGATGGAGATACAGACAACTGAACTATACCTAAAGATACAGAATGCCCTTCAAGAGAATAAACGATATATTTTCTTGAGGGGTTCATCACGCTCTGGTAAAACGATTACAGCATTACAACATCTTATCATAACAGCCCTATCAAAACCCAATTCATTAATCACCATTGCGAGAGAGACACAGGTCTCAATCAAGAATACCATTCTAATGGATTTTAAGGGGGTTTTAACGGACTTAAACTTGTGGGAGGACAATAGGTATAACAAAGTGGAAATGGTGTATAGATTCCCCAATAAATCAATTATTAGATTTGTGGGAATGGATGATGCCACCGGTAAGTTAAGGGGAATGAAATCAGATATTGTATTTGTGGATGAGGTTAATACAGTATCATTTGAACCATTTGTGCAAATTGATATAAGAACAGAACAATACATCATAGCAGCATATAACCCCGAAATAACGGAAGATTGGTTCGGATTGGAATACGAGAATAAAGAGAATGGTATAATGATACATTCAACTTGGAAAGGTAATCCTTTTTTGGATAAGAGAATAATCCAATCCATTCAAGAGTTAAAAGATTTAGACCCTGACCTATATGAGATTTATTCTGAAGGAAAACTGGTTCCCCCAAGAGAAAAGATATTTGTGAATTATGACAAGTATTCAGAAGAACCAAGATACAAGGAGAGATACATAGGTTTAGACTGGGGATATAGTAATGACCCCTGTGCTGTGGTGGAGGTGTTAATAAAAGATAAAGATGTATATTGTAAGGAATTATTATATCAAGCAGGAACAACCAATGAAGACCTGATATTCATTCTAAAAGAACTTGGTATAGATAGGGAAACAATCATCATTGCAGATTCGGCAGAACCCAAGTCCATACAAGATTTAAGAAGGGGAGGATTTAATATAAGGGGAGTTAAGAAAGGGGCTGGTAGTGTGTTATATGGAATACAAAAGATGAAACAACATAAGATACACATACACGAAGATTCACTTAATTTATACAGAGAGTTCAGTGAATTGAAATTTAAGAAGGATAGGTCAGGTCGTGTCACAAACACTCCTGTTGGTGATGACCACCTTATAGATGGGGTTCGTTATGTCATTACAGAATTCGCAGATAAAAAACAAACAACATATCATTTTTTATGAATACATTAGAAAAACCATATCATTATGATGGGGGGAACTATTACGAAGACCCCAAAGAATATCAACAGATAATTCAACAATTTTTAACAAAAAATGAATAACATTTTAATACACGGAGACAGCAAAGAAAAACTAAAACAACTAACGGAAGGTTCAGTTGATTTTATGGCAACAGACCCCCCTTATGGATATTCTTTTATGAATAAGGGGTGGGATAAAGTATTACCTGATGTGGAGATATGGAAGGAGAGTTTTAGAGTTCTTAAGGAGGGTTCTTTTATCTGTGTTATGGCAGCACCCCGAAGTGATGTATTATGGAGGTTGTGTAGGGATTTAGAGGGGGCAGGGTTTGACTTATCCTTTACGAATATAGAGTATGTATATCATTCTGGTTTTCCTAAAGCCAGTGATACATCAAAGATGATAGATAAAAGATTGGGGGTGGATAGAGAGGTGGTAGGTGAAAATCCTAACCATAGACCTAATAGTCCTAAAGATAATACCAAAGGTGATTACAACCCTAATAGTGAGGGTAATAAAGTAATTACAAAATCTAATAGTGAATTAGGTAAAAAATACGAAGGAAGTAAATTAGGATTTCAACCGAAACCTTCAAGAGAAATTATTGTGGTGGGAATGAAACCATTTAAGGAAAAATCTTATATAGACAAGGTATTAAATTTTGAGGAACTACCAGAGAATATACAACGAACATATCCGTTGATACAGACCCCTAAACCTAGTAAGAAAGAAAAGACAATAGGAACTGAAAATAACACCCATCCAACGGTTAAACCGATTAAGTTGATGTCTTACCTTATCACCTTATTTACAAGGGAAGGGGACTATGTTTTAGACCCTTTTATGGGTAGTGGAAGCACAGGACTGGCTTGTAAATTACTGAAGAGAAACTTTATTGGAATAGATTTTACGGAGGAGTATTTTAACATAGCAGAGGAACGACTACAGGTCAGTAGGGAGGAACTCATAAAAACATTAAAGATAAAGGTTCAAGGTGAATTATTCTAAAGGTATAAGTTGGTTTGACGATTGTAGAATACCATTTGTTGATGAGGGGGAACATATACTAAAATATTCTGGATATAGTCAAGGAACATACAATACTAATGGTAAAGGATTATTTTATGGTAATAAGGCAACCTGTAATCCACAAGGTAGGTTCCCCTCCAATTTATTGGTGAGTGATGATATGTTAAATGATGGGAATATAACAAAACAGATTAAATGGAATAAAACGCATAACGATAGTGTGGGCGGAGTATTTGGGGGTGGTAATATGAACTCTAATAACTCTTATGGTGATAAAGGAACAAATAGTAGATACTACGATATAGACCTATGGTTCAATAATCTTATAAATAATATTTATTAGTATGGCAACTACAAAAAAACCGGAGAGAGATAGTAGAGGTCGTCTTAAAAAAGGGTCTAATTTAAACCCTAAGGGACGACCTAAGGGACTGCCGAATAAGACGACAGGGGAGATACGTGAAGCGTACCAGAAGTTGGTTGACGACAACTTAGACAATATGAAGGAGTGGTTGGAGAGAGTAGCTGAGGAAGACCCGAATAAAGCGTTAGACATGATGTTAAAATTGAGTGAGTACTTTATACCAAAGTTGGCTCGTCAGGAATTAACAGGTGCTGACGGGAAGGATTTATTTAAAGACATCAAGTTTGAGTTCGGTGATTAAGGTAAAAGGATTTACCCCTCACAAAAAACAAAGAGATATTATAGATAGTATAATAGGGGGTGAAGAGAAGTACCATATAATAAGTGTTGGTCGTCAGTTTGGTAAGAGTTTAATGGGTATGAACCTATTACTCTATTGGACTATAAATGATAAACCCTGTAAGGTATTATGGGTCTCACCAGTATACTCACAGACCAATAAGGTACAGAAGGAATTAGAACGAGCAATAAGACCATCAGGGTTCATTAAAACATGTAACTTTAGTGAGAGTTATATTGAGTTAAAAAACGGAAGTGAGATATACTTTAGAAGTGCTGAGAGATATGATAACATAAGGGGTTATACTTTTGACTATGCGATATTAGATGAGGCAGCCTTTATGAAGGGTGAAACATGGAATGAAGCTGTAAGACCAACACTAGCAGTAAGGGGAAAAAAGGTATTGTTTTTATCTACACCAAAAGGGAAGAATTGGTTTTACGATTTGTATAACTTAGGACTTAGTGGAGATTACAAAAACTACAAGAGTTATAAGGGAAGTAGTTACGATACCCCTTATATTGTTGCTGATGAGATAGAGGACGCAAAGAGGACTTTACCTGATGGTGTTTTTCGTCAGGAGTATTTGGCAGAGTTCTTAGATGGTGGGGGGGAGGTATTTAGTAATTTGGACTTATGTAGTTACGATGTTTATCCCTCACCAAAGGGTCAGGTATACGCAGGGATAGATTTGGGTAGACAGGAAGATTATAGTGTTGTTGTTATGATGGATAGTGAAGGTAGAGTTATTGACGTACACAGAGACAATAAAAGGGATTGGAGTTTTATTATAAGGGACATAGAACTACTATTAAAAAAGTATAATGCTATAGGACTTATGGAGGTCAATAGTATAGGTGATGTTATATACGAACAGGTAAAGATGAGGTATAAGGATATCCACCCCTTTACAACAACGAATAAAACGAAACAGGAGGTCATAGAGGGGTTAATATTGGACTTTAACGAGATGAGTATAGGTATACCATCAAAAAAACTTTTTAACCCCTTATATCAAGAGTTAGAGACTTTTACATATGATTATAACCCGAAGACAAGAAGTATTAAATACGGACACCCTACAGGGTTACATGATGATTGTGTTATAGCTTTATCGTTGGCTAACTATTGTAAAAAGACGAAACATAAAAAAGGTAAATATACGTATATGGTATGAGGTATACACTACACATAGAAGATAAGGTTTATGAGGTACCCGATAAACTGACTATAAAGCAGTTCAAGGATTTATCCAATTGGGATATTAGATTAGAAGATAATTGGGGTAAGATAATGAGTATAGTTATGAACGTACCTTATGAAGATGTTTTGATTATACCAGAGAAGACAATAGAACTGGCAATAGTATTTTTGGTAGACAGGATATACCCTGATACTTCCCCTTTAAAAGATGGTATAATAGACGTTAAGAAGGTGAATGTTGGAACGTTTGTAGATATGGAGGTTTACATATCAGGGGGTATACAAAAGAACATATATGAGATAATACAGAGGTTATACAATATAACACCAACGGACGATATGTTGATATACGATTACTATGGTGGTATTAAGTACTATCTTAATTGGAGGTTAAATATATTTAATAGTTATAGAAAACTATTTGGATTAGATGATGAATTTAGTAAAAACGATAATGAGTTGGAGGAGAAGATTGACCCAGCGTACAACTGGTACAACTTTATTATGGTATTATGTAATGAGGATTTTCTTAAAATTGAGGAAGTTGTTAATAAACCTATTATTGAGGCACTAAACTTTTTATCGTATAAAAAAGATAAGGCTGAAGAAGAAAAGAAAAGATTAAATGAACTACAAAGAAATCATAGACTTAATTAACGATACATGTATAGACCACTTTTTTATTAACCAAGTTGGATATGGTAATATAAGTGATTTAAACACCCCTGATGATGAGGAACCCCCTTTATACCCTTATGCGTTCTTAAACCCCGTTAGTATTAGTCAGGGGGATAAGACAGGGACTTTTTCAGGTAACCTTATTGTTATGACGCAGACCTACGATAAAGAGGTTGATGAGTTAACACAACAGAGCAATTGTATTAAATATTTGACGGATATTATTAGTAAGATAAATATGAACTTAACGAACCCCTTAGTTGAGTTTAATACACCTTTTACTATAACACCATTCAAGGAAAAATTTACTGACGATGTAGTAGGAGCTACAGCGAATATAAGTATAACATATCCATCGTTGTTTGACGATTGTAATAGTCCATATCAGTAATGCCAGTAACGAGTAATATAGAAGAACTAGAGAGACAGATACTAGCACAAAGTGAGTATTTAGAAAAGGGGTTAAACGAACGTCTGGCTTCATTAGTAGGTGAGATACAAGAGAAACTTATTCAAGGTGATTTTGTTAGTAGAACGGGTAATCTAAGACGTAGTATGAATACTATATTGGATAACTATGGTTTGACTATACAGATGTTAAACTATGGTTTTTTTCAGTCGTTCGGTGTAAAGGGAACACAGAGGGGAGAGAGTATTGGATTACCCCCTGAGGTAGCTGCTGCGTTTGGTGTTAGTGAGGGGTATAACTTCAAGTTCAAGAGTAAAGCAATATCAAGTGAGAGTGGACTACCATATCCTGCTAGAGTAAGTATTGCCAGATTTGGTATAAGACCAAAGGATTTTTACTTTACGGATATTGAAGATAAATTGTTAAATATATTAGAAAATAATGGCTGAGGAACCAGATATAATTTATAGTAATACACCGGTATTATTAAACCTGAGTTTTGGTAAGAACATATTTAGTTTTTACGACCAGAACACAACAGGATTAAAGTGTGGTATACAGATATGGGATAGAACATTAACCACCAAGTATGGAACATTTGAGGCGTACCCGAATACATCAGGGTATTACCATTTTGACCTACAGAACTTATTAAAGAACTTTACAACACCGAACTATAACCCTTTTGGTACTTTATTTAGTACGAGTGATAATGAGAGTTTTGAGTTCAAGGTAAAGTATGGGTATGTAAACGCTGCTGGTTCTTTTACAGAACAGGGAACGTACCCCTCAGCTACTGAAGACGAGAATTGTGTTGTATTAGGGGGTAGAAAAAGATATGATGATTTAAATTGGAACAATAGAGATAACTATGTAAGTGCTGTTTTGGGATTTGGTGGTTGTCCTGGTACTACACGATTTAGTCAAGCGTTAACGGATTGGAATGAACCTACACCCCTTAGTAAATTAAAGGGAACTATACCTGATTATGTAAGTGATAATTTTACTGAGGTATATGAGATACCAACTAGATTAGATGATAAAAATACAATATCTTTTTATAACTTTTTTGATGAGAACCCCACGTTCCCTTTACCTACGGGTTGTAAAAACATCAAGGCTGTAAGGTTTGATTTTTATGGGTCTAATGGTAATTTAATAAATACCTTATTTAAAAGTAATGTAACAGGTTCAGGTGGAGGACCTGGTAGTAGTATAGCTTTAGATTATGATTTGGTATACCCCTATAACGCTATTAGTGTAAACTTAAGTAGACAATATTTTTCAACAGAGTACAATAGTGAACCGAAGTATGTTTATGTAAGTTGTTATACCTATAAGGGTGATGGTGGTTGTATAGCTACACAGACATCGTATAGTAATAACCCTGTAAGTAAGGTATATAGATTTAATTTTGAGGAAGACAAGTGTAATGACTATCCCCCCGTTCAAGTGAGTTGGTTAAATAGTTTTGGTTTTAGGGATTACTTTTTCTTCAGTAAAAGAACTGATGAGACGATAAACATAAAAAGAAACACCTACGAACAGGTTGAGGGTAATTGGAACGGAGTAACGTTTGATGTGAATAGTTATGATAGGGGTGAGAAGGTCTATAGTCAGGATTTAACGATAGAAAAGACAATAAATACCCGATACCTTAGTGACTACGAAGCAAGGGTCTTAAAGAACCTTTATATTAGTCCTGATGTGATGGTAAGATATGATGGTGAGACAGAGTGGATACCTATTGTTATTACAGATAGTAGTTGGACGGAAAAGACGAGACGTAAAGATAGATTATACCAAAATACCTTAACATATAGGGAAGCACATAAAATAAATAGTCAAAGAGGATAATGGTACAATTAGAAGTTGAGGGGGTATACTTAGATTTATATGACTTGAACCCTCCAAAGTTAAACTTTACTATTGAGGATATTGAGGATACATCAACGAGAAGTATTTTTAGTAGGACTTTTAGGGTGCCTGCTACATCTAATAACATCAGTTTTTTCTCCACAGCTTTTGATATCAACGGAGTAGATTTTGATATTAGACAGAAAAGAAATGCGAACATATACGTTAATGGTATATTGTTTAGGACAGGACAATTAAGATTAAACAAAATATACGATACGAGAGATGGTGCTAAGATAGATTATGAGTGTATATTTTTGGGGGAGACAAAAGACTTCGGTACTAGTGTTGGTGAAGGGTATTTAAATGAATTGGACTTAAGTGAATACGACCACGTTGGTAATTTGGAGAATGTAGAAAAGAGTTGGTTGGCTTTTCCCGAAGGTTTTGTTACCGATGGTTTGTTTGAGGGTGATATTATATACCCCTTAATAGATTTTGGTGTTAACTACGACAACGATGGTGTACCTATTGAGACGAGGATATCACAGAACAATACGGGAGACCACTTTACACAGCAATCTCACCCTTTACCTGTAAGGAGGTTTAAACCTATGATACGAGTAAGAGCCTTATGGGATAAGATTTTTGAAGAGGCGGGTTATACTTATACAAGTGAGTTCTTCAAGTCAAGAACTATGACGCAGTTGTATTTATCGGCTTTTGGTAACGATGAGAATATAAATACCATAGGTACGAGTAATAATATGTTGGTGAAATTAGGGTTTGATAGTTACCCTGTTGATATTGTACCTTTTGACGATGTTGTATATGACTATGGTAATAATTGGAATACATCAACGTATAGATATGTTGTTGATAGTAGTGGAACGATAGAGTTTAGTTATCTTTTGGATATTGTTGCTACAGCCGGTGAGTTTAGTACAGGAAATATAGTATGTAATATCGTAAAGAACGGAACAACGATTATAGATAGTTCTACTACGGGGAACTTTACAGGTACACAGAACTTTACGTTAGGTAGTAACTTTACTGAGACCTTAACAGCGGGTGATTATATAGATGTAAGGATAGTAGAGACGAATATAGAACAATACTTAATTTATAGTAATAGTTTTTTTGAGGTAGTTAACGCACCAGGTGTGGTGAGTATAAGTGCTATGTTGGACGATAACTATAGTAAGTTAGATTTTATCAAGGATATTATAACGAGGTTTAGATTGGTTATGGTACCTGATAAAAACATCGTTGGTAATTTTATTATTGAGCCATGGGAGGATTATATTGGTAGTGGTGATTTGTTTGATTGGACGGATAAGTTGGATTTAACAAAAGACGTAGTTATAGAACCCCTATTTTTTACACAGAGTGCTCGTATAGTTTTTGAGGATAGCGAAGGTGAGGACTTCTTGAATGTTATTAACCAAGAGGTATTTAAAGAGGTTTTTGGTAAGTTGATAGTAAATGGTGATAATGAATTTTTGGAGGGTGAGAGAAGGATAACAACGAATATTATACCAACACCTATAACACAGATAGAGAGAAAAAATACTGCTATTGGAACTACTTTTGTTATACCACAGATACACGTTCACGAAGCAGGTGAAGACCCGAACTATAACCCGAAACATCTACCTATAAAAGGTAATAGTAGATTGTTATTTTATAATGGATTAAAAGATACCGATGGTATTGACTGGTTTATTCAGGGTTCTACTACGAACCCCTATACTGAATACCCTATGGTAAGTTTTTATCTTAACTTCCCGAATACAAACAACGACATCAACTTAAACTGGCAAAAAGAAACAGGATACGTAGAACACGATGTAAATAACGGGTTGATAGGTAAGAGTGTTTATGATGAGTATTGGAGTACATATATAGATAACCTATATAACGGATTTTCAAGGAAGATAACGGCTCATTTTATCTTAGATGAGACCGACCTATTTGATTTTACTTTTAATGATGTTATACGGGTTAAAAATACGTATTACTATGTGTATAAGATAACCGATGTAGCTATTGGTAAAAGGACTTCAGTAAAGGTGGAGTTGATTAAGTTAAACAACTATGATGTTGATATAACCCCTGTAAGACCTGAGAGAGTATGGAACACTACTTATGTTGATTGGGAGGACGCAGCGTTTGAGTGGGACTTATGATGAATAAAAATATTTATAAATAATGGCGAACCAAGAAGTAAAAGTATTTTTCAAGGTTGAGGGTGTTGAGGACTATATAACAGACCTTAATGAGTTACAGACTGCGTTATCTAAAGCAGATACTGAAACAAAAGATTTATCTACTTCAAGTGATAACCTCACAAAAAATACTGATAAAAGTATAAAAACCATCAACTCGTTAAACGATGAGTTGAACCAACTACAGAGAGAGTTAAACGAGACTGAGGTAGGTAGTGAAGCTTTTGTGGAGTTACAGAACAAAGTAAAAGACGCAGAGGACGCATTACAAAGTGCTAAGACAGGGGGTCAGGGTTTTACTGATACTATTGCCTCAGCACCAGGTCCTGTGGGAGCCTTAGGACAAAGTGTTAAAGGTTTATCAACAGCCTTTAAGGCTTTACTAGCGAACCCTGTTATATTGGTTATTACGGGTATTGTAGCAGCCGTTACAGCGTTGTTTAAAGCGTTTACATCAACAAAAGAAGGGGGTGAAGCTTTAGATAGGGTTATGGCAGGATTAAGTGCTGCGTTTGATGTATTTAGGGATTTATTGGTTACGATATCTAAACCCCTACTGAAGTTATTTACTGACCCGAAACAAGCCATAATAGATTTTGGTAATGCGATAAAAGAAAATATCACCAACAGGTTTGAGGGTATTATAGAGTTTATACCAAGTGTTGCCAAGTCTGTTAAACTACTTTTTGAGGGTGAGTTTAGTGAAGCAGCAGAGACGGCAGGTAATGCGTTGTTAAAGGTTACTACAGGGGTGGAAGATGGTATTACAAAGATAAAAGGAGTGGTAGAGGAGGTCAGTAATGAAGTAACTGAAGCGGCAAGGTTAACAGGTGTATTACAGGAGTTAGACGACAGGGAGAGGGACTTGAATGTAACGAGAGCAGAACAGAATAAGTTATTGGCTGAGGCTAAATTAAGAGCTGATGACCAGACCTTAAGTATTGAAGAGAGACAGGCAGCGGTAGAGGAAGCAGCAAGATTGGAAGAAGAGGTATTGAACCAACAATTAGATTTGGAACGTGAGAGATTGGTGGCGTTGGAAGCTCTAGCAGCACAGAGTGATAGTGATGCGGAGACCTTAGACCAACTAGCAGAACAGAGGATTAGACTAGCGAACTTAGAAGAACAAAGTTTAAACAAACAGACGGAGATACAAGGTAAGAGAAGAGCCTTAACCAACGAACAAGCAGCAGCCGATAAAGCAGCAGCAGATGAGGCTGAGAGAAAAAGAAAAGAGGAGGAAGATTTGGCACAAAAGAGGTTAGATAATGAGACAGCTTTATTTGAGGAGTTGAGACGTTCAAGGTTAAACGAAGAGGAGTTGGAATTAGACGATTTGAGGTTGAAATATGAAGAGCAATTGAAGTTGGCAGGTGATAACGAGGAATTACAAAAACAATTAACTGAGAGGTTTGAGAGAGAGAAATTGGAGGTGAAAAAAAGGTTTGATAATGAACGTAAAGAGGAAGAGGAAAAGACACAACAGGGTATTATAGATATCCTTAATGAGTATGCGGAGGTTCAGTACAATAGTGAAGAAGAACGTATATTGGCTGAGTTGGAACAACAATTTAACTTAGATAGGGAGAAACTTATTCAAGCGGGAGCAACACAGGAACAACTACTAGCCTTAGAAAAGAGTTATCAGGATAAGGTTACGGAGACAACAAAAAAGGGTGAAGAAGATAGGGAAAAAATAAGAAGAGAGGGTGTAGTTCAAGGGGTTCAGTTATTCGGTGAGGTATTGGGTGCTTTTCAAGCGTTAAACGAAGCCAGAACAGCCGATAGTGAAGAAGAAGCCCGTAAACAATTTGAGGTAAATAAAAAGTTCAGTATAGCACAAGCCATAATATCAACAGGACTGGCTGTAAACGCAGCCTTAACTGCTGGTGGTAACCCTGCTAAGTTGGCAACGGGAGCTCAGTTTGTGGAAGCAGGTATAGCCTTAGCAACAGGACTAGCACAGGTAATAAAGATAAAAAACACCAAGTTTGAGAGTGGTGATACGGGTGGTAATGATAATATACAACCCCCTACGTTTAATCCACAGACAGCCATAGATACTCGTAACCAAGAACTATCAGGAAATCAACAGGCGGGTAGTGAAATAAACTTATCGGGTAACGGACAACCTGAACCTATAAGAGCGTATGTTGTAACTGGTGAAGTGGAGAGTTCTTTAGCGGCTAATCAACAGATAGAAAACTTAAGTAGATTATAATGGAAAAGATAGATAGAATAGTAGAATTGGATATTGACGATGATATTTTTGAAGACGAGTTAGAAGAAACTGGTGTTGAGATAGTCAGTTTGGTAGATAAACCAGCAATACAAGTAGATTTTCATTATTTTAATGAGGAGTTTATTGACCCTCGTAGTAATGAGAGTGAAGATGATTTTATTGGTAGATGTATGGGTGATAGTAAAATGATTAGTGAATATCCTGATGAAAAACAGAGATTGGCAGTATGTTATTCGTATTTTGAGGGGTCTATAGACTACGAATTACAGAGTTACGATGATTACCCGAAGGCAGCAAGAGAAAACGCGTGTAGAGCTATTATATGGACTGACGAAAACGGGTGGGGTAGTTGTGGAACTGCTGTTGGTAAAAAAAGAGCCAGTCAACTATGTATGGGACAAAAAATCAGTAGAGATACAATAGCTCGTATGGCTTCATTCAAGAGACATCAACAACATAAGGACGTACCTTATGAAGAGGGGTGTGGAGGACTTATGTGGGACGCATGGGGAGGTGATGAAGGTATTGCGTGGGCTCAGCGTAAGTTAGACCAAATAGACAAAGAAAACTTAAGTTGTGATGGTAGTTGTGAGAGACCTATATTGAGTGAGGAGAGTAAAAAAGAAATATTAAACTTTTGTGAGGACGATGATAACGGAATATACTTAGGTATTGACGATGTATATTTGGACTTTACAAAAACAGAGTTGGGTGTTGGTGATGTGATAAAAAGTATTAGGGGGTTAGATATATTGAAGAGGTTAACCATTAAAAAGGACGAACCTGCTGAGGTATTTTGGAGATATTCGGGTCCTGACGCACAGAGGGATTTTTGTAAGGCTATGATGAACTTATCAAGAAGGGGTAAAGTGTTTAGTACGGAGGAAATTAAACGTATGGACGGATTAAATAGTCAGTTTGCTGAGAGGGGTAGAAGTAGTTACTCAATACTACAATTTGCCGGTGGGGTCAATTGTGTTCACTACTTCCAAAAACTATACATCTTCAAGGGTGATACGGGAAATAAGGTTGTTATTGCTACGAATGAAACATCTAATAATGAGGAAGTAAACGCCTTGAAATCACAGAATAGTAACAAACCAGGTCCGTTGGGTAGTATACCAAATAACGCTCGTATAAACTTTAGTATAGATGAGGAGAAAAAGATTGTCTTAGGACCCCTTATGATACCAAATAAGTTCATATTACGTAGAGATGAGAACGGAGAACCTTTTTACATATACTTCAGTAGGGAGACCATAAGAAAAATGGCTGAGAAGTTTTTTAAATTAAATAAACAGAACAATACAGATATTAACCACGACGAAAATATTACCAACGAAAATACTTTAATGGAAAGTTGGATTAGTGAGAGTATGGAATACGATAAGAGTAAGAAATATGGTTATATGTTACCACCTGGAACGTGGTTTGTTAGTTATAAGATAAACGACGATGAAACGTGGGAAAAGATAAAATCAAGGGAGTTAAAAGGTTTTAGTTTATCGGGTGGTTTTATAAATAAGATGAAGGTAGTAGACCCTGAGAAAACATTAAACGACATAAAAGATGTATTACAACAAGTTAAAGATGATTAAGGATATTATTACCGATAAGGTTTTTTTATTAAATACGGGAGCATTAACGATATCGTTTATGGATATTCAAGAGGTATTAAAAATACTTATACTGATATCAACGTTGACTTATACTATGATTAGATTGGTAAAAGAGATAAATAAGATTAAAAAGGAAGATAAGGGTTAATATTTTGACTTTTATATTTTTTAATATAAATAAACACAAAAAACAAATAATATGACGGCAAATGAAGCTTTAAGTAAGATTAGAGTTATGTTGGGATTAAGTGAAGTGGAATTGGACGAGACAAAAGTTCTTAAGGACACTAACACGGAAACTACTGAAACTACTGATATTACGTTGGCAAGTGCTACATTAGTAGACGGAACTATTGTAAAAACTGAGGGAGATTTTGAAGTTGGTAAACAATTGTTGGTTGAGACGGCTGAGGGGGATATCCCCGCACCTGAAGGACAACATGAAACTACTGACGGATTGTTGGTCTCAGTTGATGCTGAGGGAGTTATTACCTCTATTGACGAAGTTATTGTTGAAGAAGAAACAAAAGAAGAAAACTTTAATGATGATTTTGTAAATCAGTTGGTAAATGCGTTGAAACCATCGTTTGATAAAATAGAAGAATTGAGTAACGAGGTTAAGACATTAAAAGGTGAGTTCATGGAGTTCAAGGACGAGCCAGGAAGCGCTAAGGTATACAATAACTTAGATGATTATACCAAGCGTGAAAACGATTTGATGAGTGGTCGTATGGCTAAACTTATTGAGTTAAGAAATAATAAAAATAAAAATATCTAAAATTAAATTAAAATGGCATTTGATATAACAGCTATAAATAGTTATGTTGATGAGAACTCGTTTGAGCTCATCAGTAAGGCGGTATTGGAAACGCCCTTAGCTGACTTTTTTAACGTAAGAGTTGGTTTAAAAGCAGGTTCTAATAAAATACCAATTATGGACGGGGACTTTTATGTTGCCGATGGTGGTAGTTGTGGTTACACAACATCAGGTGATACGACAATAACTCAGGTTGACCTTAACCTTAAGGCAGCCAAAGTAAATCAGTCATATTGTCCTGAAACATTAAGACAGACGTTCTTAAGTCAGTCACTAGCAGCAGGTCAGTTCGCAGGTAATGAGAGCATCCCTGTAGAGCAGTTGATGGCTGATTACTTCGTTAAAAAGTTAAACAACTATAACGAAAACTTCTTGATAAACGGTGATGGTTCTTATAGTGGTATTACAAGTTATATTACCGCAGCTAACGGGTCTACTCTATACACAGGTGATACTGCTACATGGACTTTATCTACAGCGGTTGAAACAGCACAAAACATGTATGCGGCTTTACCTGATGTAACAGCTATGATGGACGATGTTATCTTGGTTTGTTCTCCTTCTCAGTACAGATTGCTTCAGTTGGCTATTACACAAGAGAACTACTACCACATCGCACCAGGTGGAGACATCTTCGTACCGGGTACTGAGGTCAGGGTAGTAAAATCGTTGGGTTGTGATAACTCACAGAAGTTCATGGGGTCAACATCTACGTTGTTCTTAGGTACTGACTTATCAAGTGATTACGAGCAGTTCAAGTTGTTCTATAGTGAGGATAACGACGAGATGAGGTCTATAATGAAGTGGGCTATCGGTGTAGCCGTAAGTCAGCCTGAGTTGTGGGTTTACATGACGTAATAAAATAAACTATCTAAAAAAAATAATAAAGTGAGTTGTAATTTAGCGACATCTATTTCTTTAGATTGTAGGTCTAACCTAGGCGGTGTAGCCAGCGTCTATATTGGTTCTACAACAGGAAACGATATAACCCTTTTGGGTGAGAGTAACGGAACGATTAGTGGTTTTACTTTTGGTAGTGCCCCTACTTCGGTTACTGATTTGGCAGGATTAACTACTGACCCCATGTTTGAGTTTCAGCAACCACGTCAAGCAGCAAACTTGACTGAGACAGGAACTTTTGATGAGGCCAGCGGAATAGCGTTTTATGAGACTAGTTTAACTATAGTCATAAATAAACTTCAAGCGGAGAACCTTAATGCCTTGAATATCTTAGGACAGAATACCAAGTTGGCTATTGTTGTAAAAGATAATAATGGTTCTTTTTTCTTAGTTGGAAACGAGACAGGGGCTATTGTAAGTGCTTCTACAGCAAATACAGGGACGAGTTTTGGAGACGCTAACCAAGTGACCATAACTTTTACAGGTTATAGTACATCACCACTTTTAGAATTGGTTTTTGCTTAATCTAAAAGTTCTATATAAATGAGAAAGGGGGTTAATACCCCCTTTTTTTTATATTTATAATTATGATTGTAGATTTACGAAATACGGCAAATAGGGTGTATTTTAATGGTATTAAACCGAAACATAGTAATATTAGACTGCGTTTGGTGAGTAATTATAGTAATAAGGGGATATTAAACGATGAGTTTGGTAATATACTATTGGATAATTTATATGAAGGTGAAGGGTGGTTTAGTTATGAATATTTAACAGATATTACACCTTTACAGAATAAAGAGTTAAACGAATATTACGATTGTATATTGGAACAAAGCCTTAATGGTATAACATGGATTGAAGTACAAAAAGTGTTATGTAAGGTATTAAATAATTTTGATGATACCAACGTTGTTTACAATAGTAATAATGAGGATAACGAACAATATATTTATTTTATAAATGAATAATTTTAAGATTTTTAATTTTGAGGCGTTGGATTTACCTGTTTTTAATGAGGTAAGGGGAAAAGATTGGGTAAGTTTTGGTAAAGACAATTTATACCCCGATAAGATTATTGAGTTGTTTAATACCTCCGCTATGAATGGAACGGCAATAAACTCCATTAAAGACGCTGTAATTGGTGAAGGTATAGTAGACTATGGTGAGATGGTTATTAACCCCTTAGGGGATAGTCTAAATGACTTATACGAGAGAATATCGTTGGACTATTGTTTGTTCGGTGGTTATAGTATAAATACTATATGGAACAGAGGGGGTGATAAGGTTGTTGAGTTATACCATCTACCTTTTGAAAAAGTAAGAAGTGGTAAGTTAAACGAGGAAGATAACGTGGAAGATTACTATTATAGTAGTAATTGGAGTAATACACGTAAGTATAAACCTGTTAGATACAAGAGTTTTAGTTCTACGGATAACAAAGGTGAGAATGCTTCACAGATATACTATTGTTTTGACTATACACCAGGTAATATGATTTATCCTTTACCTGCGTATGTTGGAGCTTTAAACGATATCCAACTTGACGCACGAATATCCAAATACCACAACGCCAATATCTCTAATGGATTTGCGGGGGGGATAATGATAAACATGCCAAATGGGGAACCTACACCTGACGAACAGAGAGCGTTGTATAAGGACTTAACGAATGCCTTTACAGGTGAAGATAACGCAGGAAGGTTGTTTGTTAGTTTTAGTGAGGGAGCTGAGTTGGCACCACAGATACAGGCTATAACATCGGCTAATGATGATTATTATACCACGTTGGAGACACGTATTAGTTCAAGGATTTTAACGGCTCACAGGATTACTTCAGGGAGGTTGATTGGGGTAAGAGACGAAGGTGGTTTGGGTAACAACGCAGACGAAATAGAGGTCGCATATACTCACTTCGTCAGTACTGCTATAGAACCGAAACAAAAGAAAATAAATAAGGGATTAAGGGGGGTATTATCGTTTATGGGTATAGATGAACCTTTAAGTATTATACCATCTAAGATTGACTTTAATAAAAATATTCAAGGGGAAATATGAGTTATACATTATTCATAAGTGAAAACAGATTAAAGAGATTGACTGCGGTTCATGCTAACGTGGAACCCGATGAGTTAATACCTTTTGTTTTACAGGCGCAAGATATTTATATACAGGAGTTATTGGGAACAAAGTTTTATAATAACTTAAAAGACAGAGTAATAAGTGGAACAACAAGTAGTATGGAAACAGATTTGTTAAACGACTATATAGCACCAACACTAGCCAACTACTCAGTTTATATGGCACTACCATCTATGAACTATAAGATAAAAAACAAAGCTGTATTAAACCCCTCAGCAGAGGAAGCACAGAATGTAGATTTGAGTGAGTTAAAATATCTAAGGGAGAGTGTTAAAAATACAGCAGAGTTTTATAGAGAGAGAACAAGGGAGTTTTTGATAGATAACGAAACTGACTTCCCTGATTATACCAACTTCGGTATAGATGGTATGGCACCGAATAAGAGAAATACATATAGTTCAGGTATTGTAATACCAGTAAGAAAAGGTGGTTGTGACCCTGAACCAAATAATTATGACCCGAACGCAGATTACGACAGATGAGTACATTATCAGGTAATACAATAGCCAGTAGTTATCCTTCATTATTGAGATTGGATAATTTTACGGGGGCGTCAGTCAACTATAGTGAGGTGGTTGATGGATTAGGTAGGTCAATACCTTTAGAGTTGTCTACGGACAAAATAAAGTTCAAAGACAGGGTAGATTTTAAAGATACTACTACTTTAGATTTTAGTGGAACATCTTTAAACTACAGGTCAGCCAATTTTGATTTGGATAGTGCTGTTATGGACTTTAGAAATGCTAATACTCAGGGTTTATTAAAAGATGCTGCGGTACAAAAAGATAGTGGTAGATTAAGTGGATTGACTGATAGTATTAGTTATAGTGGAGGAACGGGTATAGAGATAGACCAAGACGATATAACAGGTATTTTTACTTTTACTAATACTGGTAGTGATAAACAGATAGTATATAAGGGTATAAGTGGTATAACAACAACACCAGGAAAAGTAGTATATTGGAGTGGTGGAAATTGGAATAATGGGGCAACGAGTAGTAATGCTTATGATAAATTGGTAGGTATTGCTATAGGAACAGATAGTTTGGTTGATGGTGTTATCATATCAGGTTTGGTTGATGATAGTGCCAACACAGGATATACTGAGGGGGCTTTATACTTATCAAGTACTGCGGGAGCATTAAGTAGTATACCCGATTATACATCAGGGGGTTCACAGAGGGGTATAGGACACTCTTTAGGTAGTTTGGGTGTAGTATTGAACCCTGATATTTATTATGTGTTAAATAACGGCAATACATCGTTTATTGAGACCAACGACGATGAGGTGTTGATAACCAACGATGGTTTTGCCATAAGTTACGAATAAACAAATAAAATAAAAAATAAAATGGCTTTAGAAATAACAGGAAATATAAAATTAGATGGAGGTATAACATTACAAGAGTGTTATGCGAGAACATTTTATAAGGTATATGTGGATAGTGACCAAGTGAAAGTTGGTTGTAATTATTACACATCTAAATTGGCTTATGAAAATAATGAAGGAACTATTAACGCACATATTGGGTTAAATACATATTACCCTTATGATAGATTAGTTGATGGTGTAGATGTATTAGATTTTACACAAATAAAAGTAAAGGAGGATTTGGAAAATCAAGGATACTCCGTTGTAATAACAGAACTTTAATATTATGGCAGGTAATAAAAAGATTTTTGAGTTACCCTTAAGAACGGGTGTAACTATTGACGACAGACTGGCTATTGTTGATAGTGGTAATACTTTAACTTCATCAGTAAAAGTAAGTGATTTGCGTGGTGATATTGGTGTAAATACGTTGGAAGGTTTAACAGGTGATATTGTTTTTAGTGGAACCAATATAGACATATCTACAAACGGACAGACAATAGTATTAAGTGGCTCCACAGGTGGTGGAGGTGGTACTGGTGGTGGTTTAGTAGAAGCACCAGGAACGAATAGTTATAAGTCAGTTAATATACCTGATGTTGATGTAGTCGGCGATAACACTTTTTATATCGGTAATAATGTTAATACTAATGATGGTATAACATCAACAGATGGTAGTAATATTTTAATAGGTAATGGTCGTATTTTATCTGGAGCAAATAATGCTATTTTTGGTGGGACAAATGTTGGAGCACAAATAAATGATAGCGCATACGGAGGTAATGTTGTTATACAAAATGGTAATGTTGTTGGAGGTGGTTTTAGAGGTGGTGGTGTTTTTCAGTCTCACGATGGTAGTATAAATGGAGGACAAGGTAGTATTTTAACGGGTGGTTATTTTGTAGACTTAAATGGTGATTGGAGTTTTGTGGCCTCTAATAATGCTAATACTGATGTTAACGGAGGAAATAATGTATCTATATCAAATGGACTTAATTGTGATATTACAGGTAACTATAATGTTTCTTTATCAAGTAGTCCAGATATAGATATTACAGGTAGTCATTCGGCAAAAATATGTGGTAATGGTGGTTCTATTATTGCTGATTATTCAGGAACTTTTGTTGGAAACAATAATACTATTACTGGAGGTGATATAGCGACTATATTGGGTGGTACTAATAATACTATTAGTAACGGAACAAATAACGCTATATTAGGTGGATTAGAAAATACCAACTCATCGTCAAGAGGTGTTGTAATAGGTGGTAACAATAACGATTTGGTTGGTTCTTTTAATAGTGCTATATTGGCAGGTAAATCTAATAGTATAGATAATGGTGATTGTGCTATTATAGCAGGACAAGGAAACGATATTACTGGTGGTGGTGATTTTGGAGTTATTGTTGGTGGAAGGTCTAATACACTACAGAACTTTACAAACAACTCAGTTATCGTTGGGGGTCAAGCAAATATCAACGATGAAGCTGATAGTGTTATATTGGGTGGTAGTGGTTTAACTACATCTTATCCAAGTGAAGTACTGGTACCGAACTTAACTATTGCCAACTACGCAGCATTAAACTTCGCTGATGATACAGCAGCACAATTAGGAGGAATAGTATTGGGTCAAGTTTATCACAATAACGGAGACTTAAGGATTAGGATAACATAAATTAAATTAAATAGATTAGATATGAGTGAAAAGTTAAGTGGATTGGTAAGACACGTATTGACGTTTTTAGGGGGTTTCTTGATAACCAAAGGTGTTATAGATGAGGCAACACTACAGGAAGTAATTGGAGCCATTATAACCATCTCTGGTTTTATTTGGAGTTTTACTAGTAAAAAGGAAGAAGTAGAAAAAAAATGAGTTATACAAAAAGGGTATTGGAGCAACACTACATTAACACCAATACCCTTAAAGATGAAATACTACAACTAAAAGTAAAACTACAAAAATTGGAAGATATTGTAAAGGATATGATAATAGAAAGGGAGAGTAATTAACTCTCCTTTTTTAATCTATTAAGTCTCTATATTTATACAACGACCCCTCACCACTCCACCTTGATAAGTCTATCATTTTACTCTCCACATCATCATAGAACCTATCTACCATCTCCGCATATATTTCATCGGTTCTCTTACGTATTTTAGGGGGGTTAGGTTGAACGTTAGGGGTGATGATGGTAGTGTTACCTACCTTTTGTGATTTAAGTTCTTTAAATCGTTTTGCTGCTTTTTTTCTTAAGTGCTCCATAGTTTTTAATTTTTATAATGTTTATACCAATAAATATCACATAATTTAGTAAAAGTCAAAATATTTAATACTTTTTTTATCTAACTTATAGTTAATAACTTCATCTATAACGTTTTGTTGTTGCCTACATAAATCATTATAGATATTTTTTTGTATCCACAATAAATAATTTAATGGTAATGATTTAACATTTTTACCTTTATATTTACCAAATAATACAATATTCTGTTTTCTGGTGATAAACTTTTTCATAATTTATATTGTTTATACCAATAAGTATTAGATAAAAAATAAAAAGTCAAATTATTTTTTTAGTATTTAGACTTTTACAAAAGTTGGATATACTTATAACATATAACAGGAGAATTAACTTACCTTATCTCCTACTGGTTGTGACGAACCGATAACATAATAAAAGGTAATTACTCGTCAAACATCATTTTACATAATAATGTCGTCCTACTGACAAAATGTAATACCGACTTAATCTACTCCACAAGTAAATAGGTATATGATGGTTTATTCGGGGTGTTATTTGTGAATACAGAAAGACAATAACACAATATCAGTTTAAGTGGTGTAATGTTAAACTGAGGGGGGCTGAATAAATAGAACGGGTAGTTAAAACTTAAGAACCTGAGGAATACAAGGGGATTAAGTATAAGAGTAGGTATGCTCTATCAGCAAATAATAAAAATATTAAATAAAAAAAAAAGGATAACCTCGTTAGATTACCCTTTTTATAAACATTATTAAAATCATTGTATGAATACACAATACGTAAAGATATAAAAAAAAAAGAAAAAAAACAAGAAACAAGTAACTTTTACTAAATATCGTGATACTTATATATAGATAAACACATAAAATTAAAATTAAAATGGAATACTACGCCGACAAAGAAGGAAATGTTTACAACATGTTAGACAAAAAAATTAAACTAACAGAACACCATAAGGGGTATTTGTTGTTTTGTGATTATAACGCAAATAAATACCAACATGTAAAAAAGAAAAGAAAAACATGGAGGGTACATAGATTTATATGGGAATACTTCAAGGGAGAAATACCAACTAATTTGGAGATAGACCATATCAACGGAGATAAAAAAGACAATAGATTAGAAAATCTAAGATTGGTTACACCAGCAGAAAACACTAGACATAGAGAGTATTGTAAATTAGATATGGAGACAGCGAAACAAATTAGATTAAGATACCAACAGGAGGATATAAGTTATAAACAATTGGCCGATGAATATGGTGTAACAAAAACAACCATAGCGGATACAATAAATTTAAAAAGATGGATATGATTGAAATATTCATTTCTATAGTCCTTAGTGGTATTATTGGAGGGTATATGATATACAAGTATGGAAATAGTAAATAAGTGGATTACAGACAACTATAAAGACCTTAGAAAGACATTATTGAATATAACTCATAATGACTATGAATATGTTGATGATTTATTACATGAATGTATTGTAATTTTTATCCAACACAAAAAGGCAATTGAACTGGTTGAGAAAAAACAAGCTAAGTTCTTTTTTATAAGGATTGTATTAAATCAGTATAGGAGTACCACCTCATCGTTTTATAAACGATTTAGAAAAAGAAACCTCACGTTAAATGAGGATATTAAGATAGATATTGAAAATGATGAGGAATATGATTACGATTTAGATAAACTTATCAACTTAAATATTAACATAATTGAAGAACTATTAAAAAGTGATAACGCAATTGAACGACATTATGGGATTATTGTTATGTTGTACTTTAGCAACGGACACAACTTCGCTGAGGTTGCTAGGTGTTTGGATATACCACGAACTACAATACGTCGTCAGTTTGACGATGCCACAAAGATAATATTAAAAAAGATGAAGGAGAAAAGAACCGATATTGAATATAACGATTTGCCCTTAAAAATATTAACAACGGAACTATTAAAGGGGTATGGAAGAAAAAGAAGATTTTGATGTATATAGGTTCATAGTAACCAACATCATAGATGAGATAATTGACGATGAGGTAATAAACTTATTGGAGATAACAAAAAACAATAAATTAAAGCAATATAAAAAAATTAAATATTATGGAAGATATTTACTCAGGGAACGAAGAGACTGGTAAAAACAAAAAAGGAAGGGGAAGACCAAAAAAGAATTATATGGATAACAAAGATATAATAATGATAAAAAACGAGACCCCGACTACAACACCAACGTTAGATGAATATTACAAAGATTGGATGATGAGGAATAGAAAAGAGTTCTTTAACTCAGGTAAAAAAACTAGAGAGTTTATAGATATGGTGTATAAGGTATATAACCATACATTTAACACAAATAAAAGTAGGGGGAAATGTGGTATATGTGATTGGAATATTATACTGGATTTAAAGAAAAGATATTTTGAATAATGATATTACACGGAGATAGTAAAGAAAAACTAAAACAACTAACGGAAGGTTCAGTTGATTTTATGGCAACAGACCCCCCTTATGGATACTCTTTTATGGGTAAGTCGTGGGATAAAGTATTACCTGATGTTGAGATATGGAAGGAGAGTTTTAGAGTTCTTAAGGAGGGTTCTTTTATCTGTGTTATGG